TCAGCCAGCCTTGTTTTGCGTGCTTACATTCGACGCAGGGCTATCCTTTTCAACGGAATTACATTGTCCGAAAATCTCTTTCTGTCGGACCGGATTTGAATCAGATAACTCAAGCACCGCAGGCATCAGCATCTTTAAGCCACCAGTGATAAATATTTCCATAACAGCTTCACGCTGGGCCTCAGTCATACCCTGATAAATCATCATCCAGAGTGCTTGCTTCTCATCATTTGCTAAGCCACTTTTTGTTTTTAAATCATCAGCTTCCATAGATGGCTGTCCTTTGTTGCTATACCCAAGATAACTTTGGGTCCGTGCAGGCAATATCGATATATGGTATTCCGTGGCTTTACTCCCTCCTCGTTTTCGTCGCACTCCATCCAGCCCCTCAGCGAGTTTTTCTAACTGCTTACGCACATTAGATACTCCACTTGGGAATCCAGGCATCCCCGCACACTCTTGAGCCGTAAACCAAGTTTGTACATCCATCATCATCTCCTATTATCGATTTTTTATGACCCATGAAAAATTCGATTCGATTTTTTTAAGCATGAAATTATGCTTTCATCAAAATCAAAGACTTACATTCAATCTAATAAAGTTTAATCAAACCAACAAAAGATCGATAAAAAGATTGAATTCGATTTTTTGTATGCTATATTTTTACACGTAGAGGTGAACAGTTTGGTTCACCGCAACGAGTAAATATTTAAGGATCGCAGAATGATGACCAAAAGCCAAGACTGGCACCCGGAAGACATCAAAGCAGCGATTAGAAAGCGCGGAATGACGACCAGTCAGTTATCCCGTTGTCATGGATTAGCGGAATCAACATTACGTAACGTATTCCGTCACCACTGGCCTAAAGGGGAAAAAATTATTGCTGACTTTCTCAACATGAAGCCATCCGAGATATGGCCTTCGCGTTATCAGAATCTGACTGCTAAAGAGGTCGCATAATGGAGTTTTGGGTATCAGTGAAAGAATGCGTTGGCGTCTGTGGTTTCCCACAGGCTGAGTCTAATGCCCGGAAAAAACTTGAGGATCTGGTTTGCGGTCGCAGTGAGCTACGCCGCAAACGTGCCGGCACCAAAGCATTTGAATACCACATATCAGTATTGCCACCAGAAGTTCGTGCTGAATTGCTGGCAACTCGTGGGTTGATTGAAACCTCATCCGGACTCATTACTTTGCCGCAAGAGCCTGAACGTGTGGCTGCTGACGACCTTGAACGTCAGCGTCTCTGGTCAGCCTGGGAGAAAGCAACAGGCGAACAGCGACTGCATGCAGAGCGTCGCACGAAAGCTGCTGCTCTGGTGGCTGAGCTGATGGCATCAGGTGTTGGCAACCGCAAAGCTATTACCCTTGCTGCCAAGCAACTGCAAATCAGTGAAGGAACGCTGCGCAATCTGTACTACAAAGTGAAGGACTTCAGCCCCGACCTCTGGGGACCGGTACTGCTGGATCGCCGGGTTCGTGAAAAACGCGTTACGGGACGTTCGGCTGAAATCTCTGATGATGCCTGGCAATTCTTCCTGGGCGATTACCTGCGCAACGAAGCACCGTTTTTCTCCAAATGCTATGAACGGCTGGAAATCGCCGCAGAAACACATGGCTGGACCATACCGGCTGAACGTACCCTGCGTCGTAAGCTGGAGCGTGAAGTTGATCCGCGTATTGTCGTTGCCACCCGTGAAGGTGAAAACGCCCTGGCGCAGATGCATCCATCTCAACAGCGCACCGTCGCGCAGCTGCATGCGATGGAATGGATTAACGGTGACGGTTATCAGCACAACGTGTTTGTCCGCTGGTTTAACGGTGAAATCATCCGCCCTAAAACATGGTTCTGGCAGGACGTCCACAGCCGCAAAATTGTCGGCTGGCGGGCTGATGTATCAGAAAACAGCGACAGTATCCGCCTGTCACTCATGGATACACTGAAAACCTACGGGAAACCCCAACACATCACGATAGACAACACCCGTGCAGCGGCGAACAAATGGTTGTCTGGTGGCGTTCCTAACCGCTATCGGTTCAAAGTACGTGAAGATGACCCGATGGGGATCATCCCTCTGCTGGGTATCAAGCTGCACTGGACTGGCGTTATCGGTGGTAAAGGCTGGGGCCAGGCTAAACCCGTAGAACGTGCCTTTGGTGTGGGTGGTCTGGGTGAATACATTGATAAACACCCGGCTCTGGCTGGCGCATTTGCCGGTGAAAATGTCAGTTCCAAACCAGAAAACTACGGCAGCCGCGCCGTTGATGTTGAGACCTTTATGGAAATTATCAGTGAAGGCGTCGCCATGTTTAACAGGAAAACCCAGCGTAAAACGGAAATGTGCCGGGGTGAACTGTCCTTCGATCAGGCTTTTGAACAAAGCTACAGCCAGGCTGTGATCACCCGTTTAACTGAAGAACAAATCCGCCAGTTCATGCTGCCGGCAGAGTCGGTTCGCGTGAAACCAACCGGAGAATTCACGATGGAAAGCGGCGGCTCACTGTTTGGCCGCAAGAACACCTACTGGAGTGAGCAACTTGTCAGCCATCGCTCCCGCAAAATTACAGTCCGTTTTGACCCGCGTAACCTTCACAGTGAAGTGGCCTGTTACGACCTTGATGGCCGCTTCCTCTGTATGGCGGAATGCCGCGCCGCAGTGGCGTTTGGTGATACTGAAGCTGGTCGTGAACACAACCGCGCCCGCCGTGAAATGATGCGCAGCACCAAAAAAGCAGCGAAGGCGCTGAACCGTATGACAGCGATAGAAGTTAATGACCTGCTACCGAAGACAGAGCATGCGGAGTTGCCGGAACGTCATGTTGTTGAGCGTGTATTCAATATGGGTAATACCGTCAGACGAGTGGAGGAAATACAGGACACGCAAACCGAGAATGATGTGATTTTTCAGACGTTCGTTAATAAAGCGAAACAGTCGCAGAAATAAAAAAGCGACGTTGCGAGCGCCGCTTTGAATGAAGTGAATCAGTTTTAACACCTGATTAAGTACAGGCCATTTGAAAAATACAGGATTAATAATCATGACGCAAATTAACCATGATGTTGTGCGTAGTGCCATTCGTGAATTAATTGACAGCAAGGCGATTTCAGGTGCAGCTCTGGCACGTGAAACCGGCACCTCAACGGCTACGGTTTCTCAGTTTCTGAACGGGAAATATAAGGGCGATAACGATACGGTTGCCGCCAGCCTGAATACCTGGCTGGAAAGCCACACAGCCGCGAAAACCTCGCTGCCAGTGGCTCCGGATTTCGTTGAAACACCGACCTCACAAAAAATTCTCGCCACCCTGACGTGGGCGCAACTGGCCGGAACGATTGTGCTGGTTTACGGCAATCCGGGCGTCGGTAAAACAAAAGCCATCAGACAGTATGCAGCGACAGGCAACAACGTCTGGCATATCACCGCCAGTAAGTCCCGCAGCAACGAACTGGAAACGCTGTACGAACTGGCGCTGAAGATGGGGATTGCTGATGCACCATACCGTCGCGGCGCATTGTCCCGTCTGTTACGCCAGCGTCTGCCGGATACGCGTGGTCTGATCGTCGTGGATGAAGCTGACTGGCTGAGTCTGGATGCCGTTGAAGAGTTGCGAATTCTCCAGGAGGAATGCGGCGTTGGTCTGGCGCTGGTCGGAAACCATAAAGTCTACGACCGCCTGACAGGTGGACAGCGCAGTGTGGACTTCGCCCGTCTGTTCTCCCGCGTCTCTAAAAAGTACGTCATCAACACCGTATCAGCCGGTGATGTGGACAGTTTTTGTGATGCCTGGCAGGTGTGCGGACAGGAGGAACGGAAACTGTTGAAGATGATCGCCCGTCGTCCCGGTGCTCTCCGTTCTCTGTCTCACATCCTCCCGCTGGCGGGAATTTACGCACAGGGCAAGGGTGAGACCATCGGCACGTCACACATCCAGTCTGCGATGCTGGAACTGGGTCACAGCAATCTGAACGAGGAATAACACCATGATTACTGAACGTATTGCAGAACACATCAGCATGGCAGAGGCGGCGCAGAACTGGCTTCGCTCCCGTGGTAGCCGTGTCACTGACGTTCGGGTTTTCATGCGTCGCCCGTTACTGGAGATTGTCTGCCCACCAACAGAGCTGGTGCGTAGTGCATCCCGTATATCGGAAACACACAACGGCGGCACCCGCTCCGTCTGGGTAGCCAGTCTGGAAGGTTGCCGGGTTATCTGGAGGTAAGTATGGGCTGGAGTACGGGGAGAGCATGGTCACGCGAAGAACTCCTTATTCTGGAACAGAACGCGGGAAAGGTAAGTGTAAGCGGTCTGGCGCTGCAACTGGGGCGCTCTAAACAGTCAGTGCAGAATTGCGCCATTCGGCAGGGTCTTTCGCTGCGCATCAGAGCAGGAAATGATGACGACGCATATTTGTGTCGTGAGCTTTACAGGGAGGGGCTGACCATCTCGGTTATCGCCGAAAAAATGGAAATGTCCCGTAGTCAGGTGTTTAACATTATTTATAGAGGCAGTTAACGGAGGTATGAGATGGCTAAACAGGTAATCACCATTATCCTCGAAGATGATGCGGTAATTAAGGACGGGGAAATGGTTAAAACCAGTGAGAACTCAGGAAAACTCGCTATCAGTTTTCACCTTAACAACGCCAATGATGATGGTTCATTTTCGTATCTGGTTGCGGAAGGACTGTCAGCTATTTTTCCAATGGCTATCCAGCAGGTCACTGAATTTGCAAAACAGAAAGTTGATCTGGATAACCGTAAAATTATTAAACACTGAGGTTTATATGAAAGCACCCAAAAAGCCCCGCGCAAAATCAGCTGCTGCTGTTGCCGTTCCTCAATGCCGCGATGACGTAATCAGCGATATCCGCAAGATCGGCGATGTTACCCGTGTCATTCTGCGTCGTGAAACGGAACTGAATGACAAAATAGCGGCCCTGACAAATGATGTTGCGCCCGGCATTGAAGCGCTTAAAAAAGAGCTTGCGCGTTTGCAGGCTGGCGTTCAGACATGGTGTGAAGCCAACCGTGCTGAGCTGACGAAAGACGGCAAGACCAAGACCGCTAACCTGACAACGGGTGAGGTTCGCTGGCGTAAACGACCACCCAGCGGCACCATTCGCAAAGTTGAAGATGTTATTGCGTTACTCAAGAAATTCAGCCTGGGTAAATTTCTTCGCAATAAAGAGGAAATTAATAAAGAGGCAATTCTTGCATCACCGAATGAAGTTAAGGGAATTGCAGGGATATCCATTAAATCAGATGTTGAGGATTTTGAAATAATCCCATTTGAGCAAACTGTAACTGATTAATTAACTTTCTTTGATTCTCAGAATTTTAATACGGCATGCCTGCCGGGGCTTCGTGCACCCGCAGGCAACTAAATATGGAGTTTAAGCGAATGACCAGGCATACGATTATCAATATCCAGCAGATACGTGACGATATCTGCAAACGTAAAGCAATGCCGCCATTTGGCCCCGATACCAGTATTAATCGTCTTAAAACTATCAATGAGACCCAGCGCAGTTTCACTCCTGAAGTCGTGGAATTGTTGCTGGGTGAAATAGACGTCCTGTCAAAATCAGAATGGACACTGGCGGATGAACTGGTCAAGGCCCAAAAACGCATAGCAGAACTGGAGGCGCGTGCATTCAATCCCGCAATTTTGGATGTTATAGCCGAACGCCATCGGCAACAATCGGTTGAAGGATGGACTCCTGAGCATGACAACGCATATCAAAATAGCGAATTAGCAGATGCAGCGGCTTGTTACGCAATTCATGCGCACAACCAAGGCTTCTCCACTCCAGCGTATTGGCCGTGGTCGCCTGACTGGTGGAAGCAATCAGGAGCACGCCGCGACCTGGTAAAAGCAGGCGCGTTAATTCTGGCAGAAATTGAACGCATTGACCGCGCCGCTGGCATTGGCGTGAAGGGGGAATGAGATGGCAAAGTCACCAATGAAACTCATGCTGCGGGCATGGAACAAAGAGCTTAAAAATCCAGAATGGGGCATGGGCAATAGTAAACACCGCAAAGCCTGCGCTCGTGATTTTGCCGGAGCCAGCATAGAAACCGATGCTGATATCCCTAATCAGACCGAGGCAGATGACCGCCTGGCAGAAGAACTTACTTACTGGACGGACTAACCCATGACAACTAACAAACTAACAGACGAGCAGCGTTGGTGTCCTGACGTTGACCCTATCACGCGCTATCCATTATTCATGTGGATTAGCCACCCGGAGCTTGGTTACGTTCCTACCTATGGAGGTCCGTATGACAGCTACACCCTGACTGAACGTGACGAAAACGGAGAATTTTTCCGTCATCGATATGACCATGACCGTGGTGGCTGGGTTGAAGATGAGTATGTCGGGCTTATTGTTGTGGAGGATTGGCTACCAAAAGACCAGGTAGAGCTTGACGAATATGTGCGGGATAACCCCACGGTAGAGCTACAGGAACGCCGCAACGCTGATAGCGCTGAGACAATTTACCAATGGCGTGAGACTTTTAAAGACGACTCGCTATGGGATGACTGCACAAAAGCTCAGTATGACGGTTTCGCAAAAAAAACGGATTGTGAAGTACGCATTCTCTACACCGCCCATCCAGCGCCAGTGGACCTTAACAGGGGATAAGTTTATGAGCCGTGCCAATCTGATCAAACTAATTCATGTTGCCCGTCGCAAGCTACAACTGGACGATGATACTTACCGTTCAGTGCTTCATCGCGTAACGGGAAAGCAAAGTTGTCGTGATCTGAAAGTCGGCCAACTGGAGGATGTACTGAAGGTACTGGAGGATAAGGGTTTCAGACGTACCCGCCCCCGTTCTCCGGCTCGCCGTCATCGTGAAACAGATATCACCGCAAAGGTCCGCAGCATCTGGCGGCAGATGCATCTTGATGGGTTTATCCGTGATGGCAGCGATACCGCACTGGATACGTTCGTCGCGAAGATGACTGTCAGAACCAACAAAGGTAAAGGTATCGCCAGCCTGGCATGGTGCCGTGGCGATACTCTTTTGATGGTGCTGGAAAGCCTCAAACAATGGCATCTGAGAGAAATGACAGAAGCGCTGAGTCCCCGCGACCTGGCATTTCAGGATAATCGGGGTTATGACGCCATCAACAACCTGTATTCCAGTAAAGTAAGAAAGGTGCGAACATGAGCGAAAAGCAAAATGACCTGTTTGGTGATATACAGGATGACAGCATTCTGGAGCACCTGGACGATGACAGTTCGGCGGAAACTGTGCGTTTTCCTGCACTACTGACAGAACTGAACACGCTGCTGCGTGGTGAGTTGACAAAGCATGGCGTTGACCCACGAATCTCTCTGGAGCTGGTTTATGCGATTAGCTGTCAGATTGGCGGTATGCAGATTTATTTCCCACGCGGCCAGACTCTTGAGTCGCTGATTCGTGATATGAAAATCTGGCGTGATTTCAATGGCAGAAACATCACAGAGTTGGTTGAGCGTTACCGTGTTACCTATAAAACGGTGTATAAAGCAATCCGGAGAATGCGAAAGTTAGAGCAAGGTAAGAGGCAGCTCTCATTTAATATGGAGTGATAATATGGTTGGTGTGATTGTTATTAATATAGTTTGTATTATATGCGTTTTTTGGGTTTTCTTTGATGCAACTTCTAACAACATAGGAAGTTATGTTGTTAGAGACGGTGTGCGAAAAGGATGTCGCAGAGGCATACACCCTGTGGTTTGGGCTGCGCTAAGTATATTTATACTTCCTTTTATTTGGTATCTGATCAACAGGAAATCTTTATTGGTCGCTGCGGAAGAATATCCAGTAAAGACTGATAAAAGTGTAAGTTTTATTATTCTACTTTTGTTGGTTTCAGGATGGTTGCTCTATCGCTACAAAGATTATTTATTCTATTAGGCCATAGCCAATACAATGAAGCCGGTTAATCCGGCTTTTTTTTCGCCCGGCACATGATGGAAGGGAAATCTAACCCACTTCCAAAGGTGCCGTTTTATGAACAACACCCCCGATTCTCCCGCATTTCGCAATGCTCTTGCTTTCGTGCTCAGTGCAGAACGCGGATATGTCAACGACCCCACTGACCGTGGCGGTGAAACCAACTACGGTATATCAGATAAACGTGACGGTGTTGCCGATGGCATGACCGACGTTAATGGCGATGGCAAGCCTGATACCCGTATTCGTGATTTAACGGTTGAACAGGCCGGACAGATTTACTTCCGTGACTACTGGTATCCCGCGTATTGCCAGTTTTGGCCGGATGATATCGCCCTGTTTATCTTTGACTCTGCCGTTCAGCATGGCGTCAAAAAGGCTGTCCAGTTGCTTCAGGAAGCTGCCGGTTTCACCGGCAAAAGCGTTGACGGTATCGCTGGTAAAAACACCCGCGCAGCCGTTGAGCGTGCTGACCCTGACTGGCTGCTGAACCGGCTGCTTCTGCGTCGTTCCCGCTATTACGCCGACATCATCAAATCAAACCCTTCACAGGGCAAGTTCCTCAACGGCTGGTTTAACCGCCTGGACAACCTCGCTGACGCCTGTCGTGAGATTTCCGGTGTCCACTATTCGGTAGCCCGGAGCTGATATGGGCAAGGGATGGGACACTTCGCTGAAGCAGGGACGACGTGACCGGCTGCGGCAGGAAGTTCTTCACCGAATGGCCGGTGGCCCCGTCCCCGTTCCGACAAGTTATGCAGGTCATGACGGTACACACGCCAGTTACTACATGCGCGGCTGGTCATCCGTCGATATCAGAGACATCGTCTGGCAATGCCAGCGATACAAGGAAAAACATAATGTTTAAATCGTTTAGCTGCGACTGGTTAAAGCTGGCGCGGGTACAGGTTTTGCGCTCCGGATGGAGCATTGTCATTCTCGTCGGCCTGTCGCTGTTCATCTGTAGTTTCACAGGCCGCCAGGCATTTATGGTCTGGTGGCTGGCGCTCTCTGGTGTGGTCCTGGTCGGACTCAGCATCTTTCTCGGCAATCTTCCGTACAGGCTTCTTAAACCTGAAATGCATATCAGCCGGCATGCCCGTTTCTGGGCGTGGGTTATCTGGGTTGTAGGCGTTTTTCTTCTCATTCTGAGCCAGCTATATGCCATCCCGTTATACCTGATTTTTCTTTCACCAGTGGGTGCTGCAATCGGCGTTCTTTTCTGTATGTGGGTTGAACGTAAGGGGCTTCTTGCATGGATCCAGTGACCATCTCTACCGTTGCCAGCGTTCTGATGAAGGCCGGACCGTCGTTACTGCGTACCGTGGGCGGCTGGTTCGGTGGCGACACCGCCAGAACGGCAGATTCTGTGGCGGGGATCGTTGAGAACGTCAACAGCGTCATAAACCCGCAGGACCAGCAGCGGGTGCTTGAGCAGAAACTGGCGGCGTTGCAGCCAGAACAGTTCGTTCAGCTTCAGTCCCTGAAAGTCCAGATTGAGCAATTCCAGCTTGAGCGGGACAAAGCCGTACTGGCTGACCGTCAGGCTGCTCACCATGAACAACAGGAAACCATCCGTAACGGGGACAACGCCACGGATGAATATGTCCGTCAGACCAGACCGCTGATGGCCAGACTGTCGCTCTACAGCAGCATTGTGTATGTGATGCTGATGTCAGTGGGTCAGCAGGCTGGCGCGATATCCGGTGCTTTTGGTCATGCCTTCTCCATGCCATCACCGGACTGGGATATCGCACTCATGCTGGCGACGCCGGCACTGGGGTATCTCGGTTTTCGTACCCTCGACGGATTCGCCCGGTACAGCAAATCCAGCAAACACAAAACGATGGTGGCGGGTAAATGACGGATGAACTGGATAAGGCCAGCGGCCTTGAGATGGCTGACCATGAACGGGCATTAAATGCCCTGTTAAACAGGGTTAAAGAATCTCCTGACACTCCCGGTCACTGCAACGACTGTGGTGAAGAAATTGACCCAAAACGACTGGCGGCCATGCCGGATGCAGTGACCTGCATTGACTGTCAGACACTCAGGGAGACGGCATAAATGGAGTGGGAAACCGTAAGAAGTAACTGGGCTGTCATCTGGGCCGGGCTGATGTCCGGTATCAATATTATCCACCTGCTGCTGGTGAAAACCTATGCCCGCCGGGAAGAGATGGAGAAAGTTAACAGCCGGATGAGTGCACTTGAAAAGGCCATCGACGGGATGCCGTCGCGACAGGAACTCCACCAGTTGCAACTGGATATGAGCAACCTGCGCGGCGAAATACGGGAGTTCTCCGGAATGCTCCGGCAGGCTACACGTATCAGCGATCTGTTGCTGGAAAACGAACTGAAGGAAAAAAATTAAGAGGCTATGAGCATGCAAGAAATCCTCAACAGCGACCAGCGTCTGGTCATTCTGCGCTCACTGGTGGAGTGCGGAGACAGTGCAAACGAATCCATTCTACAGACCTGCCTCCAGACCTACGGCCACCGGGTTTCCCGTGATACCGTCCGCACCCTCCTTGCGTGGTTACGTGAACAGGGACTCGTCACCCTGTCAGATGTCTCCGGGTGTTACGTTGCCGGCATCACCGGACGCGGTGAAGACGTGGCTTTCGGGCTGGCGACGGTCCCCGGCGTCAAAAAACCACGTGCGCGGGAGTAATTATGGAACGGGCCAGAATACTACAAATGTTAATGACCTGCCGCCAGCAGGCGGAACAGTTTCGCCGCCTGTCAGGTCTGGCGGAACGTCGGGAATCAGGTGAAATCAGCATGTCAGCAAATGCGATTTTTCAGGCCGCTGTGGTCATTGAATCCCTTATCAGTGCAAATGAAAAAGCACTGGAAGGCATTGCCCGGCTGGACCGTTCTGAAACCCAGCTTATCGGAGAGCGCGATCAGGTCATCGCCGCACTGGACAGCATGTATGAGGCTGTAACCGGTGCGCCCCCGGAGTGGAGCAGCGCATTTGGTTTTACGGATGCGATTAACGATGTGACAGAGCGTATTTTTGAACTGGAGAACATCAGCCATGACTAAAGCCCTTAAGCCACTGAGCAGCAGCCAGCGTGACATTATCCGGAAAATGGCCGCCATTCTCGTCTGTGCGGAAATTGAAGTCAGAGCCATTGCACCGCAGTTTGAAAAATCGACGGGTAAAAAATACAACTCCGAATCCGCTGATTCGTATCTGAACACATTCCTCAACAGCAACCCGGAATACAAACGCGTCTGGAAGCTGCTGCTGAAAGACAAATCCAGCCACGAGCGCGACTTCCTTGAACGTATGAGGAGGGAGAATGGCAAATGAACGCCAGACGCGCGGACGACCCTCAAAGATTGATTTGCTCCCGGATGCGGTCCGGGAGCAACTTCATCAGATGCTGCGCGACAAGCGACATACCCAGGAAGAAATCCGCGAAGCGATTAACGAGCTGATCAACGAATATAACCTTCCGGAGGACATGCAAATCAGTCGTACCGGTCTGAACCGCTACGCAAGCCGCATGGAAACGATGGGGTCAAAGATTCGCGCTTCACGCGAGATGGCTGAAATATGGGCATCAAAACTTGGCTCAGCGCCGACGTCTGACGTCGGAAAATTACTGCTGGAGTTTGTCAAAACACTGGCCTTTGAAACCTCAATGGAAATGGCTGACAGCGATAAAACTGTCGAACCAAAAGCGCTGGGCCAGCTTGCGCTTGTCGCCCAGCGACTGGAAGCTGCTGCGATGGCAAGCCACAAACGCGAGAAAGAGATCCAGCAGGAGTTTGCGAAAAAAGCCGCTGCGGCCGCAGAGACCATAACCCGTTCAGCTGGTTTGTCGGCTGAGACTGCTGCCGATATCAAACGCCAGATTCTGGGGATTGCAGAATGACGACGATGACGCCGGACAGAACACTCACCAGTCAGTCCGCTGCGGCTATCCTGTCGGGCGAGTTCGACAAAAGCCAGCTACTGCTTCCCTACCAGAAGCGGTGGATTGCTGACGCCTCTCAACTGAAGATTGCCGAGAAGTCGCGTCGTACCGGTCTGACCTGGGCGGAAGCGGCTGACGCGGCCCTCAACGGCTCAATGTCGGTGGAGGCTGGCGGGTGTGACACGTTCTACGTCGGCACAACGAAAGACATGGCCCGTGAGTTTATTGATGCCTGTGCCATGTGGGCGAAAGCCTATGACCGCGCCGCGTCTGGCATTGGTGAAGAAGTGCTGAAGGATGAAGACAAAGACATCCTGGTCTATGTCATCCAGTTCGCCAGTGGCTACAAAATTAAGGCGCTGTCGTCTAACCCGTCGAACCTGCGTGGTATGCAGGGTAACGTCATCATTGACGAGGCCGCATTCCAGGCTGACCTTGCAGCGGTACTCAAGGCGGCGCTGGCGCTGACAATGTGGGGGAATAATGTTCGCCTTATTTCCACTCACAACGGTATTGATAACCTGTTTAACACCATCATCACCGACAGCCGGGCCGGGAAAAAACGCTACTCTGTCCATCACGTCGATATTGAAACGGCCATTGCAGAGGGGCTATATCAGCGCATCTGTCAGGTTACAAAAAAAGTCTGGTCTGTGGAGGCCGAAGCGGAATGGCTGGCTAACCTGCTGAGCGACACGGCCACAGAGGAAGATGCCCGCGAGGAATACTACTGCGAGCCGAAGAACGGCGGTGGCGTCTATATCGCACGTTCCCTACGCGAACGTGCGGCCAGAGGTCCGACCGTTGTCCTGCGCTTCACCGGTACGGCTGATTTTAACGCGATGCCGGACGGACTGCGCCGTGTGGAAATGCAGGAATGGCTGGAGACGGTCGTACTACCCGAACTGGAGAAGCTGCCGCAGAACCTGCGCCACTGTCTGGGGGAAGACTTTGCGCGTAACGGTGACCTGACCGTGTTTGCGCCGGTGACAGTCAACGATGACACGACGCGCAACGTCCCGTTCCTGGTGGAACTCAGCAATGTGCCATTTAAACAGCAGGAACAGGCGCTGTTTTATATCTGTGATCGTCTTCCCCGCCGCGACGGCATCAAGCTCGATGCGCGGGGTAACGGTCAGTATCTGGCAGAACAGGCGGCGGAAAAATACGGTGATGAAGTTGAGCAGGTGCAGCTTTCCGTCAAATACTACCGGGAAAACATGCCACGGTTCCGTGCGGCATTCGAAGACAATGAGCTGGTACTGCCAAAGCATGAAGATGTGATCACCGACCTCGGCGCTATTCAGCTTTATCGCGGCGTACCGGGCATTGATGATGCACGAACTACCGGCACAGATGGCCGCAAGCGTCACGGTGACTCCGCTATCGCTATTTTTCTCGGTTTCCTCGCCAGTCGCGAGGACTGCCGGCGTTATGAAGTCCACAAGTTAAAGAAACCTTCCCGCCCCGATGAGCGTAATGAACACCGTCAGGTCCGCATCACACGGGGTCTTAAAAATCAGCGGGGATTACTCTGATGTTTAAACAACTAGCCGGACAACTAACCGGAGCCGTTCGCCGGCTGCTCAGTCCTGCCACGGGAGAAGTTGTCACCGTGAACAAGGACGAGCTTAAGCAGACGCAATCCGCAGCGGCGGTAATGAGTGTACGTTCCCCTTCGACAGGTATCAGCGTTGCCAGTACGCTGAGTCCCGGCAGGCTTGCGGGGATCTTACGTAATGCAGCCGATGGTCATGCGCGTGATTTCTTCATCATGGCGGAAGAACTGGAGGAACGTGACCTCCACTACGCCAGCGTTTTACGTACGCGCAAGCTGACGGTTTCCGGGATTGAACCTTCGGTGGAGGCCGGGAGCGATTCCCCGCGTGACGTGGAAATCGCAGATGATATCCGTAACCTCATGACGCAACCGCAGGTTCCCGAGCTGCTGTTCGATCTGCTGGACGGGCTTGGTAAAGGGGTTGGTGTCTGCGAAATCCTCTGGAATACCAGCACCACACACTGGAAACCCCGCGATTATGAATGGGTTGATCCGCGCTTTCTGATACCTGACCGGGAAACCCTGCGTGATTTCAGGCTACTGACGGACAGGAACCCTATTGATGGTGAGCCATTGTCGCCGGGGAAATTTATCGTCCATAAGCCCCGCCTGAAATCCGGCCTGCCCTTGCGTAACGGTCTGGCGCGTCTGGTGGCCGTCATGTATATGCTAAAGTCTTACACCGTCCGGGACTGGTGGGCGTTTGCTGAAAAATTTGGCATCCCGATTGTGGTGGGTAAATACGGCAACAATGCCAGCCCGGAACAAATCCAGACATTGCTGGATGCGATTGCATCACTGGCATCAGATGCCGGCTGCGCAATCCCCGATTCGATGAAACTGGAGATGCAGGAAGCGGCGAGCCGTAACAGCGGTGGCACTCTCTTTAAAGAGATGGCCGAATGGTGTGACGCGCAGATTAGTAAGGCCGTACTGGGGCAGACCATGACCACCGATGACGGCAGTTCACGTGCTCAGGCGGAAGTCCACAATGGTGTGCGTATGGACATCGCCAAATGGGATGCCTGGCAGTTATCCAACACGCTGTCTGAATTCCTTGTCCGTCCCTATGTGGATATGAATTACGGGCCACAGGAGCATTACCCCCGCGTCGTACTGCGCATCAGCAAACCGGAAGACCTTAAGGTACTGGTGGATGCACTGTCGCCACTGATTGACCGGGGTATGGAAGTTCAGATGTCAGAGATCCGTGACAAATTTGGGCTGTCTGAACCGGAGAAAGGCGCAAAAATTCTGACACCAACGGCGCAAATGACTAGCCCGCTACCGGCCATGAACCGTGAGCAGACCGCGCTTAACCGCAGCCAGCCTGACGTTCTTGATATGATGGTGGATGAGGCCATGAAGGACTGGCAGCGTACTGGCGATGCGTTCACCAGTCCGGTGCTTGCGCTGGCAAAGAAATCTGACAGCTTTGAATCTTTTCTTGCTGGCCTGCCGGCGCTTCAGAAAGAACTTGATGCGGATGAGTTTGCGACGCAGTTGGCGATGCTCTGTTTTAAAGCCCGGTCGCTGGGAGATGTAAACGATGGCTAAGCCGGTCGGCGATAAATACAGCATTATTCCCCAGGAAGCACTGGCCTGGCTGAAGGCGAAAAAGCTGAAGCCGGGATTTGATTACCGCGATGTCTGGATGGAAGAACACAGCATCGGCTTTACTGTGGCAAAGATGACGCAGCTTGATTTGCTGGCGGACGTTCGCCAGCTCGTGGAGGACGCGCTGGAGAACGGCCAGACCTTTGAGCAGTTTCGCGAAGTTCTTAAACCTCTGCTCGTCAAACGTGGATGGTGGGGACAGCAACTGATGGATGACCCACTGACCGGTGAAACCCGTACTGTCCAGCTCGGCAGTGACCGTCGGATGCGCGTTATCTACGACACCAACATGCGGACAGCCCGCGCGGCGGGTCAGTGGGAACGCATCCAGCGAACAAAGCGGGCGATGCCGTATCTTGTTTATACGCTGGGACCGTCACGGGAGCACCGGGCGGAGCATCTGAAATGGGCGAATATATGTCTACCGGTTGACCATCAGTTCTGGATAACACATATGGTGCCGAACGGCTGGGGTTGTAAATGCAATGTTCGTCAGGTCAGCCGCTATGAGTTTGAACAAATGAAGCAGAACGGCACCATCACGACAACTGCACCGGATGTCCGTTACGTGAAGTGGGTCAATAAGCGCACGGGCGAGGAAGAATCCATTCCAGAAGGGGTTGATCCCGGCTGGGCGTACAACCCCGGAATCTCCCGCAGTCGCGAGCTGGATGAACAGCTACGCAGAAAACAGGAAGTGTTTGACAGTTATTCATCACAAAGATAAAAACCATCCCACAACGCGCGTGGCGACATTAACGATTATTACGTCATAACGACACGTGAAAAAATCGTTAAACGCGCCACAGCGTTTTTAAACGTGTTTTAAACGCGGTTTCATGCCACGTTTACAGTGAAGCCGGTTAATCCACCTGAGTCCCCGTTTCCCCCCACACTGTCCGGAAGTAAACAACGTGACCGGACAACACCATGAACCCGAACAATACGGAACTGCTGGCGCTCTGCTTTCAGCTTCCTGACCTTACCGATGATGCATTGCCGGAATGGCTGCCGATGATACCGGCGGGAACCTTTACAGGGCGTGATGGGCGTTCGTGGGTGAACAACAATCCTGAAGCCATCATTCGTGCCTCGATGGCTTATCCAAAGCTCCCCTTTGATATCGAACACTCCACCGAACTGAAAGGCCCGAAAGGCGATGAAGCCCCGGCTTATGGCTGGATTGACGGCTATCGCGTCAGTGATGGCGTAGTGGAGGCGCACGTTGAATGGACTGATGACGGCGTGGCGCAGCTGCGCGGCAAGAAGTATCTCTATTACAGTCCGGCCTTTCGGTTCACAGCGGACGGTCAGGTTACCCGCCTGTCCAGCGCCGCGCTGACCAACAAACCCAACCTTGATTTACCCGCACTCAACTCCGAGGAAAACACGATGACCGTACCTGTCCAGATTGTGACAGTGCTTGGCCTCGCGGCCACTGCCACAGCAGACGACGCAGTAAAAGCCATTCAGCAGATTAAGACCGGCGAGCAGGTGGCGCTTAACCGTGCTGAGAATCCCGACCTGACGAAGTTCATTCCGGTTGAGACTCACCAGTTAGCACTTAACCGTGCGGAAAGCGCTGAAAGCAAACTCAATGATATTGCCATCAAAGAATCAGAAGCACTGGTGGACAGCGCCATCGAGGCGGGGAAAGTCGCACCGGCCAACCGCGAAATGTATCTCGCCACCTGCCGCTCTGAAGAAGGCCGCCAGCGCTTTGCTGAATTCGTGAAAGCAGCACCGGTCATTGTCAGCAAGACCACAACGACCAAAAAAGAAAGCACCGAAGGTCACACCTCGCTTTCTGACGAAGACCTCGCGATGTGCCGCCATATGGGCATCAGCGAAGAAGAATTCCTTTCCGTTCGTAAGCAGGAGAAATAATTCATGCAGGTATCCGCAGAAGTGTTGCATGCCCTGACCACCGCACTGAGCGCCGCCTTTACCAAAGGTGTTGGTCGGGTCAATCCGCAGTATCGATCCATCGCCACGGTCATCCCCAGTTCCGGCGCGTCTAACACTTATGGCTGGGTTGAAGACTTCCCGACCATCAAAGAATGGATCGGGGCGCGTCAACTGAAAGAACTGGCTCAGGCCGGGTATGTCATTACCAACAAGACCTGGGAAAACTCGGTCAAGGTCAAACGCGAAAAAATCGAGGACGATCAGATTGGTCAGTATTCCGTGATTGCTGAACAGCTTGGCCGCGATACCACGATTTTCCCGGACAAACTGTCGTTTGAGTTGCTGTGCAAAGGTTTCGATACGCTGTGCTGGGACGGTCAGTATTTCTTTGATACCGATCACCCTGTTGGTGCATCCACCAAATCGAACGTTGTGGGCGACCCGGAGACCGATACGGGTGAACCGTGGTTCCTGATTGATGCGACGCACGCGCTACTGCCCATCATTTACCAGGAGCGTCGTCCGTTTAACTTCATCGCCCTCGATGACCTCACCAGTGAGCGGGTGTTCCTTCAGAACGAATTCGCTTACGGGACCGATGGACGCAGCAACGTTGGCTTTGGTTTCTGGCAGACCTGCGTGGGGTCAAAAGCCGCACTGAACAAAGCGAACTATGAAGCCGCGGTCTCCGCAATGATGGGCATCACTGATTCTAACGACGAACCACTGGGCATGAATCCGACATTGCTGGTCGTCGGTAAGAACAACCGTGGCGCGGCCAAAGCGCTGATTGAAGCGGTTATGGCTGATGGTGGTGGTTCAAACATCTATTACAAGGATGTGGACTTGATGGTTTCACCTTTCATCAAAAAAGCGTGACGTCATTACGTAAAAAATCACGTAACGCCGGATTAAGGAGGAGTTAATCCTCCTTTAAACCCACCCTGAATGAGGTTTAAAAAGTGAGTGGAAAAGTTAATAAGTCAGCCGCTGGTAAGACCGGAACCACTTCGGAAAAGAAAGACGACAAAGCAACGAAGGATACTCCTGTCCCGGAGAAACCGGCACCGGTGGCACCAGTTATTACTGATGACAGTCAGACATCACAATCGGCGGTTGCAGCTTCAGATGTCGCATCTGACCCGGAACCTGTACCCGGTGACAATGGAATAACGGTTATCCCGGCCACAGTCAGTGTTATCACCATACCGGGTGAGAAAACGGGTGATGACCTGAGAAACCATATCTGGCAGGAGACGCTGGCACATGACCATTCAGAAGCTTTTCGCATTGCTGAAAATGTCGTGGTGCTGGAGGTTCGCGCCATTCCTGAAAACGGTTTTCACCGGGCTGGCCGATTCTGGCCGCACGATACGGTGCATGTTTTTGTCAGCGATAACCCGGATGAACAGATTCTGGAAGATGCCGGTGGGAAGCCGCTACAGGGTTGCGTGATCAGTACCGACACAGCTCTGCGTCTGAAGGCTGAAAAGATGCTGATTGTGACCGAACTGATGACCGTTTCAGGGGCTGAAGCCGACGTGGAGAGCAAATAATGGGCATCTACGTAACGCGTGAAGACCTGCTGGCAACTGATGGTGACCGCGTCTGGAACATGGCAATCAACAAAGAGACGCAGCAGCTCGACGAAGAAAAGATCCAGCGTGCGATTGATGACACCGATGCAGAAATTAATTCCTTTCTGGCAAAGCGTTATCAGTTGCCGCTGAACCTTCCGACCCTGCCGAGTCCATTGCGCCGGGCGGCGGTTTCCATCGCGTTCTACTGGCTGTCTGAACGGGACCATCAGATCACCGATGAAATCCAGAAGCGTTACGACGAAGCCCTCCGCACTCTGCGTGAAATCGCCAACGGCACCCGTGACCTCGGTGTGCCGTCTGACACCCCGGTCCCTGAGACCGACACCGGAAAGCTGATCATCGTCAGTGAAAACCGTCGTCTGTTCACCCGTAACAACCTGAAAGGGGTGCTGTGATGGGAATTACTGTCGAGGTCAGCGGTGATCAGAAGTTTCAGGACATTCGCCGTGCGATTGAGCGGCTGGCTGACCAGTCTCTGCAACAGGAGCTACTGGAGAGCATTGGCGCTGTAGTGGAGTCACAGACCCGCCGGCGCATCTCCAGCGAAAAGACCAGCCCTGCCGGCGAGAAATGGCAGGACTGGTCTGACAGCTACGCGAAAACCCGACACAGCAACCAGAGCCTGTTACAGGGCAACGGCGATCTGCTCGACAGTATCCAGTATGTGGTCAGCGGCTCTGTCGTTCGTGTGGGTACGCCGCTTGATTATGGCCGGACGCACAATGAGGGGTTTTCCGGCCCGGTGTCTGTGTCAGCCCATAAGCGACTCATCTCACAGGCATTTGGACGGGCGCTTAAACACGGGGTATGGCAAACCGTGGGGGCGCATAAACGTATGTTAAACATCCCGCAGCGTGAGTTCCTCGGCCTGTCCTCCGGGAACAGTCAGGAACTGCTGCACGTCATCGGGGATTTCTGGAATGAGGTTCTGCAATGAATGAGCGTCCGGCGTTCGTCACCCTGGGCAGTACGGTCAGTGCCGCCGAAAACATTGTTAACTGGCTGAAAGCTGAACTGGAGGGTGAAAAGCAACCAGACCGGGTTGAAAAGGTGGAACGTCACATCGGTCAGTTTAACACCCCGGATCAGGTCAAAAGCTATATGTCCGGGCGCGGCGGCAGTATCCGTATTGCGGCCTTACGGGTCAGGAATATCCAGAACCGTCGCGGCATGACCGGCCTTGTGACCTGGGCGGCCTACATCATGATGGCTGATTCCTGGGGATACCCGCGCGATGCCCGCTGTGAGGTTATTGCCGGACGCCTTGCCCGTCGTATCAGTTGTCGTGAAGCGGCTGCGGGCATGAAGGCTGAGCGTATGGCTGAGAACATCGCTGCTGAAAACCTCTGGGCGGGTGGCCTGGACAATCTCGGAATCACCATGTGGGCCGTTACATGGGAACAGGAATTCCGTCTTGATGATGAGATAGACCTGTCCACGCTGCCGGAATTCCTGCGACTGGGGGCAACCATTGTGGTGAACGGACAGCCTGTAAGCGATGAGCCGCAAATCATAAACGTAAGAGAAGGACAGACTGATGACAAAGAAAATGATTAAGCCATCACGGGCGGGTCTGCTCGTTCGTAAGGCTGATGGCAGTCACCTTGCCGCTGATGGCGAGACGCTGCCGGTCAATGCGTACTGGCTGCGCCGTGAAAAAGAAGGCGATGTGAAAATCACTGAGCCACCGAAGTCCCGCACACATAAAACCGATAAGGAGGCATGATGTCCATCGGTAATATTCCTGATGATATTCGTGTCCCGCTGGTCTGGATCGATATCGATAACTCTATGGCGATGAGTGCCGCGCCGGCACAGTCCCGAAAAATTCTGGTTGTGGGTCAGCAGCTCGCCAGCGCGACCGCTTTACCGTTGACGCTGAACCGCATTACTGGCGACAGCATGGCAGATGAACTCTATGGCCGTGGCTCTATGCTGGGTGAAATGGCAAAGATGGTCCGTAAGGCCAACCGCTACACCGAGATGTATGCGATGGGACTGGAGGATATTGACCAGGGTGCAGAGGCGAGTGCCACAGTCACGATGCTTGGCACCGCCACTCAGGCTGGTACGCTGGCACTGATGATCAATGGCGTATCTGTCCAGGTCGGGGTGAGCATCGGTGATGAAGCGGCAACCATTGCCGGCAATATCATCGCTGCAATTACCGCAAAGCCTGCCACTCAGGTTACTGCCACAGCAAAAGCTGAAGCTGCTGCAACGGTAGTGCTGACCGTGAAGTGGAAAGGCGTCACGGGAAATGACAGCGATGTGCGCCTGAACTATTACCCCGGAGAAAAAACACCTGCCGGCATCAGTGCAACACTGACCGCATTTTCGGGTGGTACAGGGACGCCGGATATTGAGACAGTTGTCGCGGCGCTGGGGGATGACTGGTACACGGATATTATTTTCCCGTACACCGACACGCAGAGCCTGAACACCATTCGTGACGAACTTGAAGAACGCTGGGGCCGCTCAAGATGATGGAGGCGCTTCTGTGGTCTGCTTATCGTGGTACGCATGCCCAGAGCGGGACATTCGGGCATACCCGCAATGACTGGCTGATTTCCTGTATCGGCACCAACATCGCACCAGAACCGTCATGGCTATGGGCCGCCAGCTACGGCGCAACGGCGGCATACCAGTTGGCCCTTGACCCGGCCCGTCCTCTCCAGACGCTGATCCTGACCGGTATCAAGCCGCCCGCTCGCGGTATCCGCTGGGATATGCCAGAGCGTAACCTGCTGCTGCATGACGGTATAGCCACGCACTTTGTTGATGCCGGAGATAACGTCTGTATTGAGCGCGAAATCACCATGTATCGCGTAAACCGCTATGGCGATACGGACATTTCATACCTCGATGTGCAGTCGCCGGCAACGCTTGGCCGCATCCGTTATGTCATCAAGAACCGCTTCACCAGCCGTTATCCGCGCCACAAGCTGGCGGATGATGACGTACTTGATTTGCTTGATGCCGGTCAGCCAGTGATGACACCGAAAATTGCGACCGCTGAGCTGCTGGATATTGCGCTGACTGAGCTTATCCCCGCAGGTCTGGTGGAGGATTTCGAGGATTATAAAGACACGCTTGATGTCACCATCGACAGTAAAGATCCAAACCGTCTGAACTTTATCTGTCACCCGAATCTGGTGAATCAGTTGCGCGTTCTGGCCGGTCTCATCCAGTTCAAACTTTAAGGAGCCAGCATGGCAAATATTCTGGGTATGGCGGCGATTCGTGTTAATGGCCGTGAAATCAAAACTGAAGGGAAATCCGTGCTGAATCCGGGGGGCTATGCCCGCCAGCAACACATGGGCGGCGGTAAGGTCTGGGGGAATTCCCGCAAGATGGCGGCCCCTTCCATCAAGCTGACCATTGCTGCGGACCGCGACGTCGATGTGATTGAAATCAGTAACTGGGAGGACGTGACCGTCATGTTCTACGGTGACAACGGCCTCAATTACATGATGACCGGCGCGGCCACTGATAACCCGGCTGAACTGGACGAAGACGCGGGGACGGTCTCGGCTAACTTCATCGGCGTCAAATGTGTGAAGGTGTAAGACATGGCTGAAATGAACTTCCCTCTGGTACACGGTCTGCGTACCGGCAAAGGCACTACCGACGAAATGCTTCACAAGACTGTGACGCTTCGCGAGCTGACATCACGGGATATTATCGAATCACAACTGGCCTCCGAGCGCGTCGTGGTTGGGGATAATGGCAAGGCGGTTGCCTACTGCTCTGAGGTCATGATGGGGCTGGAGATGATGCGCCGGCAGATTAAGAATATTGGAGAAATCCCCGGCCCGCTGGACATGAATCAAATTTATGCCCTGCATCCGGAAGATTTGAAGTTGCTGACGGATAAAGGCAAGGCAATGGATGACATGCTGGAGGACACTGCCGAACGGGGGCGACATGGTGCCGATGGCAGCGGCGCTCAATCTACTGCTGATTAACCTCTCTCAGCGTTTCGATGTTAACCGGCTTGAGCAACTGCCCCTGCGGCAGTTGCTTATTCAGGTCAGGCAACTGAGGAAGCAATATGACAAACCGCCTAAGCACTGAAATTCTGATTAACCTTGCCGGGAACCTGACGGCTAAAGCCCGCCAGTACGGCGCTAACATGAGCGAGTTTGCCAGCCGTAACCAGAAAGCAATGTCTGTTGTTAAGGCCGCGTCTGAATCTGCCGGACGTGGTCTGGACATGCTCAGTAATCGCTATACAACGATGATTGCCGGCCTTGCCAGCGGCGCAGCGCTGAGAGAGTTTGCTAAAACAGATCGACAATTAACCGGCCTGGGTATTGCCGCCGGTAAAGCTCGTGATGAGATGCGCAATATCTTTGATGGTATTCAGGATACCGCCATCAAATTCCGGGTGGATGACTCGGAGGTGTTGGCCGCTCTGGAAAATGTCAACAAAACAACCGGGGATCTGGATTTCGGTATTCAGAATAAGGGCATGATAGCCGCCTCTATCGCTGCATCAGGCTCTCAGGGGGATTCGATTGGCGGACTGTTTTCTCAGTTCCCCAAATTTGGCCTTCAGACTGAAAAGCAGACGCTTGCAGCTATGGACACGTTAAACCTTCTGGGTAAAGAAGGTGCATTTGAGCTGAAAGATATTGCAGAAAAAGGCGTCAGAGCCTTCTCTATGTACTCCGCTGCTGGCGGGAGTGGCGTTAAGGGAGTCAAAGACGTAGGCGTTGTACTGGAATCAGCCATTGATGCCACAGGCAACCGTGATACAGCAGCCACGGCGACTGAAAACCTTATTCGTGATCTGCAGTTGCCGAAGGTTGTTAGCACCCTTCGTAAAAATGGTGTCAACATTTATGACAAAGATGGGAAGATGCGATCACTTCCAACACTTCTGGAAGAGATTGCTAAAAAGTCAGGCAGCAAAGGTGCTGAAAAGCAGAATAAAAGACTTCTGGAAGCCGGTTTTAACCAGGACAGTATTTTACTTATCAGCAGTGCCACCTCCGGTAAAGGAGCGGAAAACCTCAAGCGATACCAGTCAGTTGTCGGGGACGGCACAGGCATCATGAAAGATGCTGAATATGCGGCGAAAGATTTTACTTCGGCGCTGACCAGCCTGAATGTTACCTGGAAGAAGTTTTCTAACAGCAATCTTGCCGGCCCGGTACAGGAGCTGGCTGATGCTATCAATTCAGTTGATCAAAAGACGGTCCAGAACTGGCTGGAAGTCGGCAAGAAAATAGCCATTGCGACTGCCGGAGTCATTGCGGCACGTAAAGCTTTTAAAATCGGTAAAGGCGCATGGGATTTTCTCCAGCCAGAGAAAGGGGGCAAAGGCATCCCTAAAGGCGTCTCCGATGTTTTTGGCTCCGGGGTTATGCCTGTTTATGTCGTGAACATGGGCAAAGGTGGCATGGGTGGTCCGGGTGATTTAATCCCTGATGGAAAAGAACCTCGTAAGCCCAATGGTCCAGGACGTCTTGGTGTTCCGGGAGGTATGCTCGGAACATCACTAATGATGGCCACAATACCCTATCTTGATGATGCCCCTTCACTAACCAATGATGATAAAGCTGGCATGGTTCAGTGGGCAAGGGATCGTGCCAAACGCAAAGCAAATGAGAAACCGGTTATTGACCCGCGCCCGTGGGCACCAATGACACCGGCAACGCCGTTTATCCCAGCGTCTGAAGGTTCCCCGGCAGATGTGAGGCGTCCTGAAACAAATGACCATTCTTTGTTTGGTGTCATCGTTGATTTTCTGCGTGGCACCAACGCCGCAATTGAAAACAAAAACGCGTTTGATAAGCCTGTTCAGCCACCTGCATTACCCACAACCCTACAGAAGATGCAGGGCGAAATCCGCGTGATCCTTGAGGGTGGCGGTGGCCGTGTTAAAAGCGTCACCATGAACCAGCCGGGTATCAAACTTAGTGCATCTGCTGGCGTGTCCAGCGTGGAGCAAGGCTGATGGCTGCTACCCGATGGGAAGACCTGCGCGATGCTTCGTTCCGGGGTGTCTCCTTCTATCTGGTCGATAACGAAGGCACCAGTGGCCGTCGGGCAATTCCCCGCGCCTACCCCAAAAAAGAAGTGGGCTGGACCGAGGATAACGGTGCCGTTCTGACCCAACAGCAAATCAACGGCAAGCTGATTGGAAAGAACTACCAGAGCCAACTGGAGGCACTTCTCCGGGCACTGAACACACCGGGACCCGGTGAACTTATCCATCCGTGGTTCGGCATTCAGAAGGTTCAGATTGGCAAGGTGAATCACCGTCTGAGCACTGAGGAAGGCGGCATTGCCTACATCTCTTTTGAGGTATCTGAGGCGGGCGACCGCCTGTTTCCTGCGCCGGCAGAAAATACCAGCCTGACGGTACTCAGCGCGGCAGATAAGGTTAAAGCAGCCCTTGCGAACGGTGATGTCTTTGCCCTGCTTGATGGTCTTGGTGAGATGGCCGATACGTGGATGGACGACATGGAAAATCTGGTGGTGGGTGTGCTGACGCTGCCCTCCGCGATTACTGAATGGACTGACCGTCTCGGACGTTTTCGAGGGTTGATTGAGCTGGCCGTCGCGAAACCTGCCGGATTTATCAATGATGTTCTGAACCTTGTCAGCGGTGTCCGTGAGACCGTGACCGAACCTCTGTGGTCAATGCGGGTTTACGATCAACTCCGCAACCGGTGGCAGGGAGAACAGTTTTCCGGTTCATCTTCTTCACCGTGGACGTCGCCGGATTCGCCAACAAATACAAGTGATCGCGCGACGGCTGCTGCGCTTCACCAGTTACCCAAATACATGTCAGTCACTCCGGGTTCCGTTACTGATGGCACGTATGGCTTTGCCAGTAGTCTTCCGGACGTCGTTCCTGAACTGACGGATGCAATGCAGGCTAACATCACTGATTTTCGTCAGTTGATCGTCGTTGCCAGTCTTATCGGACAGGCAGAGACCATTGCCAGCACGGAGTTCAGAAGTAGTGAGGAAGCCATCAGTACGGGCGACACGCTGGCTGAGCAACTGAATGAACAGGCGGTGTACGCCGTGGAAAACGGTCAGCGGGATTTGTGGCATGCCCTGCGTGAGCTGCGCTTTGCCGTCGTCAATGACGTCCGGGTCAGAAGTGCTCAGTTACCACAGGTCCGGATAGTCACCCTGACCACGACATCCCCTGTATCCCTGATTGCATGGCGTGAGACCGGTAATACAGAGAACCGTGACGCCATTGCCACACGGAACCGACTGCGTGACCCGGCTTTCATTCTTCCAGGTAAACCTGTCGAGGTAACAGAGTAATGGAAATGGTTGTACTTGAGGTTGACGGCCAGCAGTGGGACGGATGGACCGAGATGTCCATCACTTCCTCACTGGAGGCTGTTGCCGGCGAATTTGATCTCACTGTCACCACGCAATGGTCCGAAGCATCACCGCGTGTCATTAAGCAGGGTATGCCCTGCATCGTCAGGCTGGGAAAGGATACGGTTCTGACAGGGTATATCGATGATTTTATTCCAAGCTATGACGCAGAGAACATGAGTATTCGCGTCATGGGCAGGGATAAAACCGGCGATCTTGTTGACAGCTCTGTGGTGCATAAGTCCGGCCAGTGGAAAGGTGTTCGACTGGAGCTACTGGCAACGGAAATCTGCAAACCCTATGGCATCAGTGTTATCAGTGAAACTGACACTGGTGAAACCTTCGGTAGCGTGGTGCTTGAACAGGGAGAGACCGCCTTCGATCTTCTTGACCGCCTGGCTAAACAACGCGGCGTTCTGCTTACTGCTGATGGCCTGGGTAATCTGATCATCACCCGTGCATCAACAAAGCGTGCCGGCGTTCCTCTGATTTTCGGGACCAATATTCTTGCCGCCCGTGGCCGGTTCAGTTGGCGCGAGCGAAACAGCCAGTACATCGTAAAAGGTACGTCCAGTGCCGGTGGAAGCACATGGGACGCTCAGCCCGCCAAAGTGACAGGTGGACGCCAGACCATTGTTGATGATGGTGATATCAACCGCTACCGCCCGAAGATCCTGGTCAATGAAGACAGCCTGACCGTCGGCGGCGCGAGTACACGTGGTGAATGGTACAAAGCCCGGATGATGGGTGAAGCCAACAGCACCGAGATCACGCTGGCTGGGTGGCGCGAAAATGGCGATGACAGCCCGTTATGGCAAAAAAACAGACTCGTCGATATTGATGACCCGATACAGAACCTGAAGGCCACGTGGCTGATTAAGAGCGTGACGTTCACTGAAGGTGATAACGGGCGTATCTGCGTTCTGACACTGGTTCCTCCTGAGTCGATGGATATGCCTGAAACCAGTGCGAAAAAAGCAGGCAAGAAAGGCAAGAGATCAAAGGCAAAAACGGAGGAAACATGGGACTAAATCCGGCAAATATCGGTCGCACACTTGAAGGTATTGGACGCCGGCTGCGGCTGCTCGTTGACAGGGCTGTCGTCCGCATCGTTACCGACAGTCTTGGTCGCCAGAATCTCCAGATCCAGTCTCTGGCGGATTCCACCAATGATGACGTTGAGCGTTTCCAGAACTACGGTCTGACGTCTGTGCCGCCAGTCGGTTCAGAAGCACTCATTCTGGCAGTGGGGGGACGCCGGGAAGGTCTGGTGGCAATCGCTGTTGAAGACAAGCGCTGTCGTCCAAAGGGCCTGGAAAATGGAGAGGTCAGGTTATATCACGGTGATGGTCAGTCTTATATCACCCTGAAAAAAGGTGGTCTTATCGACGTTAAAGGGAAATCGGTTAATTACGATGCCGGCGAATTGTTTGTGATAAATACAAAATTATTAAAAGTTAACGGCCCATCTGAATTTTCAAAGGATATTCAGGTCGCAGGTAAATCTGTTCTTAAGCATTTCCATATTGACGGAGATGGCGAAAAAACATCGGAGATGAAATGACTATTGGTATCAGCTGGAATAATCAACTCTCCAGAGGTGAACTGACAATTAACCATGATGGTTTATCGCGTGATGAAGGTATGGTCACACTGGTTCTTATTTGTCTTTTCACCGACGTCCGTGCTGATACTGATGACATTATCCCCGATAATTCATCTGACCCGCGAGGCTGGCCCGGTGACTCCTTCAGTGATTATCCGTGGGGGTCAAAACTCTGGCTACTGGACCGCGAAAAACTGACGGAAACAGTCAGAATGCGGGTGGAAGATTATGCGCTGCTCTCCATGCAGCCTCTTTTACGTTCCGGATATGCACGTAATGCAACGGTGACGGCCACGATAAGCGGCAGTGATCGGATTAATTTTATTGTCATTCTTACCCGCCCGGATAAAACAACGCTCCGGATTGAAATAAGTAAACGCTGGGAGTCCACCGCTAATGCCTTATAACGTTCCCGCACTGCGCAAACTTATTACTGACGGCGAAAAAGATATTGCCTTTGAACTGGGGCTGCAAAAACTTCCACCAGTAGGTGTTGAGAAGGCACTTAATACCTCATTCAGTAATCAGGTGCGTGATTTATACGACCACCAGAGCTGGATCAAAGACCAGATTATTCCGTCCGTTAAATCTGATGATGAAACCATTATCGAAACTGCGGCCAGTGAAGGCGTCATCAGAAAACAGGCCACATTTGCTACGGGGCCGGCTGTATTTAAAGGGACCACGCCACTACCGGAGGATGCGGAAATGCAGACTGCTGCCGGTGTTGTTTATGCCGTGACAGCTTCCGGCGTTCCTGTGGATGGTGTGATGACAGTAACCATTCAGGCCAGCGATGCCGGCGCGTCAGGAAACCTTCCGGAAGGTGAAAGCCTGACCCTGCTGTCCCCCGTTCCCGGTGTGGAAAGCATTGGTTTAACGGGTACGGGGGGCATCACCGGTGGTGCGGACATTGAGCCAGTTCCTGAATTACTTGACCGGCTTTTGTTCCGTAAACGAAATCCCCCCGTTGGTGGGGCTGTACATGACTATGTCATCTGGGCGCGAGAAATGGCTGGCGTAAGTCGGGCGTGGGCATTCGATGCCTGGCATGGCCCCAGCACAATCGGACTGGCATGGGTTTATGACGATCGTTCAGTGATTACTCCCGGATATCAGGACCGGAAAAATATGGAAGATTACCTTTTCCGTCATACCGACCCGGCGACTGGCGTATGGGTTGGTAAACCTGGAGGAATAGAAGTCTGGCCCGTTGAACTGGTGCTCCGTCCCGTCAATATGGTTATCGACATAACACCGGATACGTCTGCCACGCGTAAAGCTGTCCAGTCCCGCCTGCTGACGCTTCAGAAGACGCTGCTACCTGGGCAGACGTTACCCATTTCAGCAATCAGGACTGCTATCGGCACAGCATCTGGCGTGACCGATTACACACTGAATCTGACTGCTGACATTCCCTGCGATCAGAATGAACTTATCACTATTGGGGAACTGACATGGCCCACAGCGTAGATGAGTGGCTGGGTGCTTTATGGCAGATCATGCCACGTGGCAAAGCGTGGTCACGCGATGAGGATGGTGATTTAAACCTTTTTTTACGGGCGTTAGCCAGGCGTTTAAGTCAGACGGAATTTGATGCAGAAAACCTGCTGCCGGAGATGCGGCCAGAAACAACATTTATGCTGCTGGAAGAATGGGAGGAATACCTTGAACTGCCGGAGTGTGGGCAGTTAAGCGGTACTGTAGAAGATCGACGTCGTGCTGTCGTGGAGAAGTATCACCGCAAAGGTGGCCTTTCCCCGTGGCAGATTGAAGCTGTGGCTGCCGCGCTTGGATTTACTATCCGGGTTACTGTCATTCTGCCTCACCATTGCATGCGTAGCTGCATGTATCCCCTTTATCCAGCCCGTTATCGCTGGACGTTACAGATTGATGTGATCGGTATAAGCGGCGGACGTTTTACCTGTATCGATAACGTCATGACACCGCTTCTGAGTGAACGGGCAAGAGAACTGGAGTGTGTGTTGACAAAATACCGTCTCGGCGGCACAGCATACGAATATTTTTATTCTTCAGGAGATAACTGATGTATCACGTAGATAATTCGACCGGTGTTCCGGTTATGCCACTACCGTCTCCTATCACCAGTGAGACAGAGCTTTTCTTTACTGAAGGTGGTAATGGAGTTCCTCCGACATATCCCGGCCCGGACTGGTTTAATGCCATTCAAAGTGAGCTGCTTAATATTATCAGGGCCGCTGGGCTTGATCCGGACAAAATGGACAACACGCAGATTCTCGCCGCTCTCAAGAAACTGTTTCTGAGTCGCTCCAATCCATTTGGCGACATTAAAACAGATGGTGCGGCGGCAATAGCTACGGCTCTATCAAACCTTGGTCTGCGGGAAAGCGTTTCTGAATCTGGTTCTTTCCAGTTAGGAGATTTCCAGGTTGTATGGGGGCGAGGTTCAACGGGCAGCAACGGAACAGGCAGTGTTCAGTTTCCACGCGCTTTTGTTGGCATACCATATCTGGTTGCGCCGTCGGATATTTCTTCAGGTCCTGAAGGGGTGAACGCTGTCGGGTGGGATTTATCAAATAGCACGGCAGCAGGAGCCAGAATTCTTTCTGCTGACTCTAAATCTTCGGGGATCGCTACCACATTTTCTTATATCGCAATTGGTAAGGGGGTTGTATGAAGTATTGCGCGTTGAATAACGGATTTTATGGCGACAACACTCCCGATGACAAAATCCCGGGGAGTTTTGTGCATATCAGCGACGACGAAGGCCAGCGAATTTTAGACAGCCAAATTAATGGTCGGATTCAGCCCGATGATAATGGTTTTCCTGTTCTGGTTCCGTACCCTGAATTAACTAAAGATGAGCAGCAGGAACGTGCAGAGCAGAAACGACGGTCGCTGAAATCAGTCGCTGATACAGAAATTGAGTGGCGACAGTACGCTGTTGAAAGAGGCAAAGCGACGGAAGAAGAAGCCGCCGCTTTGATTGCATGGCAGGATTACAGGCTCGATTTGATGCGGGTTGATACCGCAAAACCCGTCTGGCCTACGCCTCCGGGGGACCAGGCCAGTTAGTAGCATGTTTCTTATACCGCTGGGGCTGGCAGTATCTGCTGCATAACCTCAGGTTGCGCGTTATAAAACTCAATATAACGCGCATCATTCTTATCAATCTGTGTGGAAGTTTCTTGCTCGCATGAGAACAATGCCACAACCGACTTTCCATCTGGTGTTAATTCAGCGTAAATCATATCGTGTATCCACTTATAAATAATGATGCAGAAAAACCCGTGATTGATGTGCCGTTTGGGTTCACGTCATAAAAAATTGATTGTGGGGTTGATAGCAATAATTCTGCAAACTGACCATAAACCCCTATGCCATAATTCCCAACATAACCACCGATTGATACGTACCCGACACCGCTATTTGTGGATGCAACATCAATAATTAAACCGCCAGATTGCGCACCACCGCCTGCTGTTGCATAGATGGAGCCATAGCCACTCACTTTCCTTGCGTTTTTAGGAACAATTGCGGCAATAGATAACTCAGTTAGCGTATTTATTGTTGCGGTTGTTGTTATTGCTGTCTGACGGTCAACATTAATAACCCGCCCATGCTGCGTTCCAGCTTTGAATTTTGACTCTGAAATACCCCAAACACTCACCAGTGCACTGGCGGTATACCCAGGTGGTAACGATGAGCCACTATAAATTTCTGGTGCATCAACAGAGGTAGCATTTACTGCCAGCAATGACGACATATCAGTAGTCGGGTTATAAATCGCATACAGCGCAACGAATCCAGTGGCCGGGACAACCCCCTTATCCATCCCGCCTGCACCGGTAGTCGCCAGGTTGATTGCCTTGCTGAAAGAAGTTACCCGGTACTGACGCCCTCCACTATCTTCAACAATCAATTCATCGGCTGAAAATGTCGCAGTAGCACTCGCTGCTGCCACTGACATTCTGGCATTTCGAGACTGCCCAACAACGCCAGAAAATGATTCTCTCAATTGAACCTTTAAGAAAATGCATATCTACCCATTGGGTGGCATGATCTCGTCCTTTTTCAGGGTGAAAAATGATGCTGATCGGCTACGTTAGGGTGTCAACAATTGACCAAAACCTCGAATTACAACTTGAAGCGCTTAACAGGCTAGATTGTGACCAGATATTTGAGGATAAAATATCCGGTGCGAAATCGAAAAGGCCCGGCTTGGACAAGATGATGAAGAAGTTACGCCCAGGCGACACCGTCGTTGTCTGGAAGTTAGATAGGTTAGGTCGTTCTCTAATCCATCTTGTGGATTTGCTACGTTATTTCCGCGAAAACAACATTGAGTTTTTATCCGTTACCGAGGGGATAAGAATTAGCACCTCAATTGGGCGCTTTGCGTACACGATGTTGAGTGCTGCTGCTGAGATGGAGAGAGAAAACATTATTGAGAGAACTCGTGCTGGATTGGCCGTAGCAAGGGCAAAAGGGAGAATTGGTGGCCGTAGGCCAAAACTAACGGATGAGCAGTGGGCGCAGGCTGGAAGACTGATAGCTGCTGGCGAAACTCGTCAGAGGGTGGCCCTAATTTATGACGTCGGAATCTCAACCCTGTATAAACGATTCCCTGCATCTGACATATAAATCACGATCACAAACGCGATCCAATGTTAGTTGTCAATGTGTCGCGTTTTGATTGGCGCGCGGCAACGCTGATTGCCGATAGCTATGCCCAGATGAGCTGGCCTGGCGTGGTATTCCGGCCGTTAGAAGAACGTATTCCGGCGGATTTGTATATTGTCTATGAACAGCAGCAGGCCACGCCAGCGCTGGAAAAACTGGTGGCGGCTTTGACGGTATGATGTCTGTGCCGGATGACTCGCTTCGCTCGCCCTTCGGGCCGTCGCCGTAAACGGCTCCGTTGTTTCGCTGCGCTCAACACCGAACCTGCGGCAGATTCGAATCTTATAAATCGCAGATAGCAAAAAAGCGCCTTTAGGGCGCTTTTTTGCATTGGTGGGTCGTGCAGGATTCGAACCTGCGACCAATTGATTAAAAGTCAACTGCTCTACCAACTGAGCTAACGACCCGAAGTGGTGGGTGATGACGGGATCGAACCGCCGACCCCCTCCTTGTAAGGGAGGTGCTCTCCCAGCTGAGCTAATCACCCACTTCGGTACTTCACATTTTAACAAGAAATCCAGCTGGCGAGAAAGTGGTGGGTGATGACGGGATCGAACCGCCGACCCCCTCCTTGTAAGGGAGGTGCTCTCCCAGCTGAGCTAATCACCCACTTCTCAATTTCTTGTTCTACACGGCGGAGACTACATAAAGTAGTTGGTGGGTGATGACGGGTTCGAACCGCCGACCCCCTCCTTGTAAGGGAGGTGCTCTCCCAGCTGAGCTAATCACCCCCGCTGTGTGGAGTCGCATTATAGGGAGAGTTGAAAATGAGTCAACGCATTTTCTAAAGAATTTGTTCGTTCGTCGTAAATTTAAACAAAACGATCGCAAATCAATCCATGCAGCATGATTTGTATACGAAAATGGCAAAGCGTGATGTTCCAACCCGATGAACATTGAGGAATCAGACCACAGTGATAGAATACCAGCCTGATAATCTTCCCTGGATTTGCCGGTTGTCGGCATCTTTATAAACGTAAGGCCATTTCATGAAAATCAAAACTCGCTTCGCGCCAAGCCCGACAGGTTACCTGCACGTCGGCGGTGCGCGTACTGCTCTTTATTCCTGGCTTTTTGCACGTAACCATGGCGGTGAGTTTGTGCTGCGTATTGAAGACACCGATCTCGAACGCTCCACGCCGGAAGCTATTGAAGCCATTATGGATGGCATGAACTGGCTGAATCTGGAGTGGGATGAAGGCCCGTATTTCCAGACTAAACGTTTTGACCGTTACAATGCTGTCATCGATGAGATGCTGGAAGCGGGGACGGCATATAAATGCTACTGCTCCAAAGAGCGTCTGGAACAGCTGCGTGAAGAACAGATGGCAAAAGGTGAAAAACCACGTTACGACGGTCGCTGCCGTCACGGTCACGAACATCACGCTGCTGATGAACCTTGCGTGGTGCGTTTTGCTAACCCGCAGGACGGGTCCGTTATTTTTGATGATCAGATCCGTGGGCCGATCGAATTCAGCAACCAGGAGCTGGACGACCTGATTATCCGCCGTACAGATGGTTCCCCGACCTATAACTTCTGCGTCGTTGTTGATGACTGGGATATGGAAATCACCCACGTCATTCGTGGTGAAGACCATATCAACAACACCCCGCGTCAGATCAACATCCTGAAAGCGCTGAACGCGCCGGTGCCGGTTTACGCGCATGTGTCGATGATCAACGGCGACGACGGCAAAAAACTCTCTAAACGTCACGGTGCGGTCAGCGTGATGCAGTATCGTGACGACGGCTACCTGCCGGAAGCGTTGCTGAACTATCTGGTACGTCTGGGCTGGTCCAGCGGCGATCAGGAGATCTTCACCCGTGAAGAAATGATCAAGCTGTTCTCTCTTGGGGCGGTGAGCAAGTCTGCGAGCGCATTTAACACTGAAAAACTGCAGTGGCTGAACCACCACTACATTAATGCACTGGCGCCAGAATATGTGGCGACGCATCTGCAGTGGCACATTGAGCAGGAAAATATCGATACGCGCGTCGGCCCGCAGTTGTCTGAGCTGGTAAAACTGCTGGGTGAACGCTGCAAGACGCTGAAAGAGATGGCGCAGAGCTGCCGCTATTTCTATGAAGACTTTGCTGAGTTCGATGCCGATGCGGCGAAGAAACACCTGCGTCCGGTTGCGCGTCAGCCACTGGAAGTGGTTCGCGACAAACTGGCTGCTATCAGTGAATGGACCGTGGAAAACGTGCACCACGCGATTCAGGCAACCGCTGATGAGCTGGAAGTGGGCATGGGTAAAGTCGGGATGCCGCTGCGCGTAGCCGTAACCGGTGCGGGTCAGTCTCCGGCGTTAGACGTTACGGTGCATGCGATTGGTAAATCTCGCAGCATTGAACGTATTAACAAGGCGCTCGCGTTTATTGCTGAGCGTGAAAGTCAGCAGTAA